CTAACCGGCCCTTGGGCCGGTTTTTCGTTTAAGGCCGGTCGACTGGTCACACCCGAAGGCCGTGAGCTGGAACCGCAGGATCTGGCTTGGCTCTCTCTGCTGGCAGCACAGGCGCAGGAATGGCGTCGGATGATGGAGATTGCCCGAGGCGGCCAGAAACGGCCGTTCGGGCGTGCCGGTATCGTTGACCTGGCCGAGGTCGCCCATCGTCGCGCAAAGCGGTCTTCAGGGGTGATGGCTGGTCCTGACGCCGATCCTGTGGCGGGTGTCCTGCCAGTACCGGGGCCGAGGCCTCACCAGCGCGTGTGAGGCGCTTCCGTAGGGGCGCTGCCCCTACACCCCTTAGAATGGCTGCCGGATTGCTTGGGGGTGCCATAGATGGCGAGTTCGACGGGATTGGTATGGAAAGTGGCGCTCGGCGTGTTCTTGGGCGGCAGCGCATTGCTCTTGGCAACGTGCGGTGTCCTGGGGGTTGCCGGACACGCAGCGATGAAACAACAAGAGCGTGCCGGTGAGGCCCTCGCGCGTCAGATGTATCCGGAAGTCCCCATGGCCGAAGTGCGCAACAAGCGCGAGGCCGCAGAACGAGAAGCAAAGCCCAAGGAACTTGCGCCGGGTCATCGCTGCATCAACGGGCAGACGTTCCGGCGCGTGGAAAATGGATGGGTGCAGGTTTCTTCATCCTGCACCCCGTGACGCATCACGAAAATCAGAAGCTGGCCGGGTAAGGCGGCGTCTCAGGGAACGTGCCCATCGGGCGTTTCCCGACCTCAACGAGCGAGTGAGGCGAAGGCTCATGGGAACCAGTTGGCCCGGACTGAGCGATGGCTCGGGCAGGTTCATCCCGCGCCGGTTCGGTCTCCTGTCGCGGCGCTCGATACGGGTTGTAGGCCGGTCCATCGCGTGCGATCGCCACGCATACCGGTATCGAAATCTTTGCCTTGGTGCCCTGCTCCGTTACGCACGTGCAGGTGGTGTCTTGCTCAGTGGTGCCGGAGGCCATGCAGTACAGCTCGGGCTGCGATTGCACGGTGCGGTCATCAAAGGCGGGGGCGGACCACGGCTGAAACTCGACCCGTGGCTTGTGCTTCTCCACGTACTCTTCGCGGGTGAGGGGCCGGGCCGCCGCCATGCCCGCGCCCAAGGGCGCCAGGGCACTGACGGCCGGCAAAGCCCCGGCCCCCTGCTCTTCCTTCTTGCTGGTTTCGGGCAAGGGTTTGACGATGAAGAGCCAGACCAGCCACACGCCGAATATCAGGGCCACAGTCATCGACAGGCCCTGCCAAACGCGCTTGGGCACCTTGAACTTGTGGCTTGCCGTATGCAGCGTGGCGCTGCGATAGCGCTCATAGAGCGCCTTCGGGTAGGCCCATATCTCTTCTTCAGCCTTATCGCGCACCCGCTCATCGTAGGGATCGGCCTGCACGCGGGACCACGTGAGGACACCAGCTCGCTGCATGCCAAACGTACGATTCATGTGGGTATGCGAGCCAATTAGGCTGCGCACCTGGTGATGAATCTTGCTCGGCCACTGAGTGACGAACACCAGATCGAAACCGCGATGCCGGTGCGTGGACATCGAGCGAATGCGTGGGTCTTCCGATTCACCCGGCTTGCCGGTGGACGGGAACAGCCTGCCATAGCGCTCCAGCCCCTGAGTATTGCCATCGGAATGGGCTTCGTCGTACAGCACGAATGAACCATCAGGAAGCTGGGTCCAGTCATTGTGTTCTGGCAGCTTTTCGAGCCATGGGAATGCGCTCGGGTTCTCTTCGGCCGTAGCCCCGGCGATATTGGTAAAGAAGCGCCGCGGCGGTGCGCTGCCGTCCTTCACCTGCTGCTGGTTCTGCTCGTAGAACTCCTGCGCCATCGACATGGCGCGCAGTGTTTTGCCATTGCCGGGTTGCCCGGAAATCAGATACATCATTTGGACGCTGCCTTCTGTACGGCGACCTTGCCTGCGTCGATCACGACCCGCGTAACGATGGCAGAGCCGATGAGGGTGATTGCCTCCCCTGCCCCGGCCATCAGCATGACGTTAGCCAGATCGGCGGCAATGCCAGACCATTTCTGAGTGATGAGATTGAGGGCGCCTTTGACCAGTGGCAGCAGCGCTGCACCAGTAGCGAGGCCAAGCCCCGCGCCAGTGAGGACGCGGGCCAGAGAGTTGCCCAGGAGTTGAACGAGGAACGCGGCTAACCAAGGCATTATTTGCGCACTCCCGAAACGATGTAGGCCGCTGCGATACCTGCACAGGCGATCACAAGGCCCCTGATCATCAGTGCGAAATCGCAGAGCGGTTTGAACTCGAAATTGATGCTGGTAGCAAAGCCGCCCACTGCCACTGACACAACTTTCGCCGAGGGGCAGGAGCCGTTGCCTAGGCCGCTAGACCACTGGCCGAGGTAGCTGCTTGGGATCGGTGGATCCATGTAGGGCATCGGCACGTCGCCGGGATACGTAGGATTCTCAGGAAGGCTGGGATTCTCACCATCGCCATCGCCATCGCCATCACCATCACCATCGCCATCACCGCTACCACCGCCATCGCCATCGCCACCGCCGTCACCACCACCGTCACCGCCTCCATCGCCATCACCGCCACCATCCCCGCCGCCATCGCCATCACCTCCACCCGTCTCCCCACCAGTGCCGCCACCATCATCGCCACCGCCGTCGCCAGCGGGCTTAGGCTCAGGCGCGTCAGATTCCGTGCAGGTACCCCCGGTGGGCGTGTAGCTGAAACCGGCCACACCAGCCGGATCGAGTGAGCTGGAGTACATGCAACCCTTATGGCAAGCATTAACCGACGCAGCAGTGCTTCCGCCCTCCCAACCAAGCTCTTCAGGGCGTGCGCTGCATTTGACCTTGAAACTACGGTATTTTGACGATGATCGGCCAATGGGATTTGTACAGTAACTGACATAGCCCACGTAACTCTCTGACCCATCAGCCTCTACGTGTGCGCACCAGCGGAGCCCTGGCTTCAGATTAGATATGCCAACCTGTTCTTGGGCCGCGGCCCATGCAGCGCTATAAGCGGCGCCCTCATCAGGACAAGAATCTGAAACAACGGAAGCGCTAGGGGAGCAGCTTGTTGACTGCGCCAACGCAGTGAAGCTGTAGAGCATCCCGATTAGAAGTGCCAAAACGATGCGCATCGATCAGTCGCCGAATGCGATGTAGAGCGCGGCACTGCCGACGCAGAGAACGAATAGACCGAGCATCACCAATCCCCCATAGAAAGGGGCCGGATTGCCCGGCCCCGGTGTTACTGCGATCAACCGAAGATCGCGCCCTTGATCCACTTGAAGCCGACCGAGATTGCGGCCGGTGCCAGCTTGGCCGCGCCGATCAGGCCGATGGTTGCCGAGAGACCGGCCAGAATCTCGAGGGCCTCAGATGCACTCAACATGTTGTTTCCCCTTGCTAGGTAGTTAAGAACGGATGGTTCTGCCTAGTTGCTTGTATGCCCAGGCCACGGCGAAACACACTGCGACCATGGACAATAGCCCCGACACTTCGGCAGTGGAAAGTGCGGGAATATCGGTGCGCGGCACGAATCCAGCCTGCTCACAGGTGCCGGTCTGTTCGTTGAATTGCAGGCACTCGTAGACGTACCGCGCCATGACTTAGGCCTGCGCCGCCGGGCGCGGTGCAGCCTTCTGCAGCGGGCGCAGCACGGTGAACTTGCTCAGGGTTGCAACGCCCTTATTGACCTGCAGCATGGCCGGAACATCCAGCTCGTATTCGCCCGCCTGATAGCCGGGCTGGCCCTTGTCCAGGCGCACGTCGAACGGATATGCAAAGCCATCCGCTTCCAGCTTGCCGCGCTGCTTGCGGGTGGTGAACTCGACGTTCTCGTTGCGGTCGTTGGTGAAGCTGCCGCCACGCTCGTTGATCTGCGAATCCAGTACGGTGACCTTAATCATTTCGTTACCCCTTGGAGGTTGGTTGTACGGCCGCGATTTCGGGCCAGTGCGCTGCTGTGTCACCTGTGACCCACTTCGGCAGCGATGGCGAAGTGCAGGAATCGATTACCGCCCGCAGTGACTGATCGTCCGGGCAGTTCTTGGAAATGAAATTCAGTGCCGCGCCGTACTGGCGGCGGATGTGGCGACGAACGCTCTTCCACGTCGCCTCAACGGCGGCTTTCGTGATCTCAATGCGTGTGGCAACGCAGCGCAGGAAGCACAGAACTGGATACGCGCCGAGCAGGTAAGAGGCCGGGTCGCGCAGAATGTCGAGCGGCAGTTCCTTGCGGTTAGATGCGCGGAACTGGGCCTCATAGCGAACCCATGGTGACAACTTGTCGCCCTGCTCCCTGCCCTTCTCGTAGACGCGCAGCTGCTTTTCCGACTTCTTGCCGCCCACGTAGAGGGTCTTGCCGTCACCGCTGTCGTAGTCGTGAACCAGCTGTGCCTTGGGGCGCTGACCACGGTTGTCGAACTCGCCCTGGGCGTACCACTTCTGTGCCAGACGCAAGGGGTAGTTGCCCACAAGATCATCGGCGCACACGTCAACACGGGTGATTCTGCCGCCGCAGCTTTCGAGCTTCGCTCGAAGCTCCAGCCACCGCTGCGCATGGCCGCAGCGCGCTGCTGCTACTGCCCTACATCCATCGCCGGTCAACTCAATTCGGGCGGTATAGGTGCCATCAGCACGACGGCAGTTCTCGCCGCCAAGTTCGATCATTCCAACGAACTTCTTTTCAGCGTTGAGGATCTTGATGCGCCACAGGTAGAACCGCCCTCCCCCGGCTGCTTCGTCCAGTTCCAGCCCCAGCCCGGCGAAGAACCAACAGAAGATCTGCAGGGCGACTACGCGGGCGTTGTCGGCGCTGAAATCGACCCACTGCCGAATCTCTTCGTATGAGTCGCCCTCACGGAATGCCAGCTCGTTCAACACCGCGAGCATGTCTACAGAGGCGGAGAACCAGTCAATGCCGACCGTCAGGGTTCCCTCGGGGTTCCTGAATTCACTGACTCCCCTGTTAGACGAGGGGAGTCCCGACGCGACCAGCACCGCGCGATCACCGGCCACAGAGCGACTCCTGCTGTTCGGCGAGGCGTGCAGCGCCCAGCAGATCGCCGCGCTTGGTAGCGGCAATCTCGGCCTTTGCGATTGCGATGACCTGGGCTTCGCGGGACTGCTGCGAGGCGGTGTAATCACGCCGGTCGAGCAACCACGAAACGAGCTTTGCGCAGCCAATGGACACGGCCACGATAGCCGCCAGCAGCACGAAGGTAATGAGCGGATCGATCATCCCTGTTCCCCTGCCCCAAGCCCCAAGGCAACCCGCCAGCGGCCTTGGGGTGCCGGTGGCGGGGTGTTTAGCCACGCCAAACACGGAGGCATGTATAGTCCTGCCATACACCCCTGTCAAGGATTGCTAACCATGGATACCGCCAACGATCTGCTTGACAAAGTGAAGGCCGCTTGCAACTTCCCGTCCGACAACGTTTTGGCGCAGAAGATCGGGCTTACGCGAGCGATGGTCAGTTCGTGGCGACATGGCCGCCATCCGATCCCGGATGAGCGAATTGCGCAGATGTGTGCGCTGGCAAAGCTCGATGGGCCCACGTGGATTGCCATGCTCCACGCGGAACGCGCGCAGACTGCGACCGAGCGTGCCTTGTGGCGTCTCATGCTGGACAGGCTGAGCGCGGCGGCTGCGGTCGTCGCGCTGGTGGCGCTGTCGTTGCCCAGCATCGGAAACGCAAAAACCGCCCAAAATCAGGCGGTTAGCGAGGGTCTACTGACCCATTCTGTATATTATGTTACAAAGAGGTCTGCCCAGCCGAACCCAACCAGTCCAGTCCTGGCCGCAAGCTGCTCCCCTTCAAGTAATCCCCCCAACGCCCGCAGAACCAGGCTCCACGGCGCCAACTTCTCACCCAGCATGCAGGCCCGCCGGTGTAGGCTCGACGCACCACTTAAGGACGGGTTTGGCGATGCGCCTGGCTGA